AAATCACTTCGGTTCTTTTTTATGTCAAGTTCAAACACATGCCATTCTAAATTTTCTAGTGTTTCTTGATCAAGTTTTCCTGTGTAATACAACCATTTTAGTCTGCGTAACTCTTTTTGCTTTGAATACATTCGCACAAGTTTGAGTTTTTCATCTGAAAATATTCTAAAATATTTGTGATGTAATTCAGGAATTTTGAGAGATTCATTATCTAATTCTGTATCATCAATTTGACTGTCACTGGACCATGATTCTTGTATTTCTTCTAATTTCATCAAACCTCATAATTAATGTTCTCCAATTAATCGTTCTACATTATATATTGTGTACGCAAATGTGGCATCTGCGGTAATATAATCTACTTCAGTTACAGAAGAATCCATTTGTATACCAGATAAAGTCACTGGCCATAGATCTTGAAAAGTAACTTTGATTTGTGCATTTTTATGACTGGTCAAAATCATAAGAACACCTTCTGAGTATTTGTTTCCTTTTGGTTTTATACCTGAATTTTCTTTTGCTAATTTAACATATTCTTCTTGACGGTTTGGATATCCTAATCCAAATATCCACTCTTTCATTTCAAGCCAATTTTGTAGTTCTTCATCAACAATAAATCTAATTGTTAATTCCTCAAATAATATTTTATCACCTGGTGTTGGTATATCTCTAAATGGGTTTGGTAGAGTTGCTTCTCCTAGTGTGAGTCCAGGTAGTGTAGCAGATTGACAGAAAAAATTAACATTTGGAAGTTTATCTACTTCAAATTTGAACCCTACTGGGTTGAAGTAATTAAAGTTGTCAGGTTGATTTGAGAATGTTGACATAATTCTTCGTAAGTAATACTTTGTATGTTTTCAAGTTCTGGTCCATAATCTATAACTCTTCTTATATTTATATTCGGATATATTGATGGTAATTGATTAAAAATAACTACCCATCCCTGCTCTTCATAATGTTCTCTTTCTGGATCGTGATATCCGTATGTACCATCATACAAATTGTTCCTCTTACCAAAGATATCAAAACCTATCATGTAAATATCTTCATCAGGATATAACTCACATGCTAATCTACATGCGTTAAATCCTGTATTGTATATTAGAATATCATCAGTTTCTACCCAAGACGTTTCTTTTAGTTTATGACCACGAGGTAGCCATGTAAGATATGGTTCACTATCATTCATTCCGTGAACAATAAATTCTGTCGAATTATTTTTTTCATTCTCTGTAATATTAGAGAGACCCATTTTAATATTGAAATATAAATCTTCTGATAAAAATTGTATTTCTCCTTTTAGTAAAAAAACTTCATGATGTTTGGGATAATCACTCGATAAAATTTCATGTAATATGATTGAGTCGTTTGCGAACAAATGATCAGGAGCAAAATCTCTGTAAAGAGCATTGCATCCAATAACTTTACCATGTTGTTTTAAAATGTTTAGATTTACATTTTTTCGTGAGGCACCATTACCAATTACAAATATCATTTTTAAGCCGACTTTTTGGGTGATTTTTCCATCCGGATTTTGGAGGGGGTATTTTTGTTTGGGATCACCAAGTTTTTCATACAAAAAAAGGGGACCCTCGTGAGATGGATCCCCCTTTTAACTATAACTTAATGTACAAGAAAAATTACATCAAGTTATTTACACGAACAAGTCTGTAGTAGACGTTGCTTTGTACAGATGTAGTATCATCACCACCGATATCAAAACCGGCAACTGAACTTCTGGCTGTTGAACCTTGGGCAAATGGATTTCTGACCATGCCATAGCGAGTCTTAAATCCAATTTTTGGTTGAAATGTATTAGTATCAACCGCACGTACCATTTGCAATGGGACATATGGGCAGTAGAAGATACCAGCATCATATGCTGAAGAACCTTTATAACCTACTACGAACCAGTTTGTGGAACTGGCTACTGCATATGGATCGATATACACTCTGTAGCGACCATTAAGAACACCAACAAAAGTATTGCCTGTGTCATCTGGGCTAATGTTATTGCTATCAAGAGCAGGTGTATAATCAAGAACACCAGCCATTTGCAATGCAGAAGCAACATCAGAAGAAGTAATGATGATATTACCTTTACCTCTACGTGTGTCTTTTGCGATAGCGTTTGCTTCACGCTCAATCTGGAACATGAGACCCTTGAATTTTTCAACAGACCAACGACCATTAGAGTCGGTGTCAAGATCGAAAATACCAGCGGCGGTTGTGTTATGTTGTGCGCCAATTTTTGCTTCACCGTAAATCTTACGTACAACTTCTCTGTTAATTTCAGCAAGAATTTCTGCTGAGAGAATGTTGGAAAGTTCTGTTTCAGCATCAAGACCGTGAACGGCTTTAAGATCCTGGGCGACTTCCATTGTGTAATCTGCTTTCAATGCTCTTGATCTAGCAGTTACACTCAACTTCTCGATACTGAAAGACATATTAGCAGGTGTCAAATGTTCTGCTCTAGCGGTTTCCATAGGACCACCAGTGTCAAGATAAGATGTGTTACCAGCACCACCACCTGTAGCAGAAGCATTAGCAACAATCATAAGACCTGGGTTCAATGAAGTTGTATCAGTTGTATTGGTATTACCTGAATATGCTGGTGTTACTTCATCGTAGAATGTTTCACTACCTGAACCAGAACCTTTCTTAGATCTCATTGCGAAAATAAGACCAGTAGGACCTGTCATTGGTTGCACACCACAAATGTCATATGCAATCAAGTTAGGCATTGCTCTTCTTACGAGAGAAATGAGAATTGGGTCAAATTTTGCAACGTGACCACCACCGGCTGCCGTGTGAGCGGCAGGTGTATCTGGCAATATACCAGCACCAAAACCTGCTTCTGTCAAGAAGTTTTGTGAAGAGAGGACTTCATTGTCCATACTCTGTGCTTTTTCTTGGTTTTCTAACAAGAGAGTTGTTACTGCTCTCTTATAAGGGTCCTTGATATTTCCAAGATCTGGATGCTCAAGAATTGGACCCCATTTTTTTTGTAGTTGTTCAGACAAATACATATTTACTTTCTCCTATAGGGTGCGTTAGGATTATTTTTTAATTGTTCGTGAGATAGCCGAACTATACCATTTCATAGTGTCAGACATTTCTGCCGTTTCTTCAACTTCTTTGGCTTCCTCTTCAGTTAATACTTCAGGTTGTGAATCATCATTTGTAGATGCTTCTTCTGTAGCAACTGAACCTTTAGCAGGAAAATAATTTTCTTTAATTACCTGCAATTTTTCTGCATACTCTTCTTCAGAATCATAGTCTACACTGTCAGCGAGTTTTTGCATTTTTTCTACTTGAACATCTGTAAGATCTTCAGAAATGTTTGCGATAGCCTCAAACTTCTTATATTCTTTAAGTTCGCTTTGCATATCTACATTCTTTTCCATCTCTTTGTTCAAGGATTCTTCAAGGTCTTCAACCTTAGCAAAAAGATCGTCAACAAGATCAACCTTTTCTTCTGGAATGTCGATATAATGTTCGACAAAAAGATTTTTAAGACCAACCATGAAATCTTCAACAATCTCGGATCTAATTCCTTTTTCAATTGCCAATTCATTCTCTTGCATCCACTCTTTAACAACATAGTTCAAGTAGTCATCGACTTTCTTGACCATTTCTTCTCTTGTCTCAAGAATGGTTTCTTCTAACTGAGTTTTGTATTGCTCTTCAAGAGTTTCTACTCTTTGGTTAACCTCTTCGTTTACCTTTGCAAATACTGCGGCCTCAAAAATTGTTGCCGCTTTTTCCTTGAATTCTTCGGACAACTCTTCACCTTGAATCAAAGCCTCAACATCAGATTTAATATCGATTTGATACTCTTTCTTCAATTCTTCAAGTTCGTCCTCAGAAAGAACCTGAGTATTTTCAGCCTCTTCTGTTTCTTCACCTGATTCTTCTTCAGAAAGTGCCTTACGTACTTCTTCAATCGAATCTTTATCCATCTCTTGTAATAGGTCATAGATATCTTTAATCATGCCCATTCTAGTTGCTGATTCTGACATTTTTCCTGACTTTGCTTTACCTACACTTTGAGTGTAGTTTGGTTTTGATGTTGACTGGCCACCATCTTCAGCACCACTCTTCGTAGGATCAGCACCAACATCGTCGGAACTCTGATCTGCCGATAGACTAGGCTGAGCATCTTGAGGGCTTTTCTTATCTAACGATCTTTTAGCCGCCCTTACACCTGTGGCTTGTGTATTTGTTTTATCTGTAGTTGATTTGCTCTGGCCAGGCGCCGATAAATCTTCTTCTACCTGACTATTTTCTGAAACCTGAACTTCAGTTTCTTCTTGCACTTCTTGCTCCTGCTCCAGAATTTCTTTCTTTGACATAGAAACTCCTAATATTTTGAGAAAATCTCTGTTTATATTTATAATACCTAAAGTTTAGAAAGAAAAGAATTAAATGCTTTCAACTTGTTATTATCAAGATTAGAAGCAGGACTTCTCTTAATACTTTCTTTAATCTTTGCGATAGTGGCCTCTTTAACCACACCATTATCCCAAATCCACTCTTTACCTTCCATAATACCATCAACAAACGCATCGGGAGCAGAAGGGTCTGCTACAATGTCTGCGGCGGTCGCCAAATAAAAATCATCTTTGACATAGTTAGCACCACCTTTTTCTTCAAGAGAACCCATACCTCTTGAAGATACACCTAACTTGGCACCTTCATTAATCAAATTTTTGACAATGTTACCATAAGGTGTGTCCATAATTTTCGCTTTACCTACAATATTATTTCCGTCTTCTTTTAGTTCTCTAATCATATGCGAAACTCGCTCAAGGTTTATTGTAGGTCCTTCTGGATGTCCGAGTTCGCCAAATGCTCTATTTTTATCTACATATTCTTTACGATATCTATTTACTTCATTGAATAAAATATCTTTACCATAAATTCTTCCATTGCGATTTTTTGTCTCACTCATCATGAATACACCATTGATGTACATACTTTTATTATTTCCTGTACCTTCAATAACGTATTCAAGATCCTCATTAATTTCTGTAATTAATTTCATTTTCTTCTCGCAATGTCTAGTTTACGTTTATCCTTTACTTTTCTTTTTGTAAATCTTTTGATAGCACTTTGTTTTGCTTTATTTTCTAACTTTTGATCTATCATTTTTTTCATACCAAAACTCATTTTTCTATAAGATTTACCTCCAGAAACTCTCTTTTTCATATCATTTCTGGCACCTTTTCTTGCTCTTTTTTGTAGTCTACCTGAATCTGCTTTTCTTCTCATTTGGATTTTCCGTTTTCTCTGTATTCTATGTTGAAAACGTTTCATTCTACGAGAAAGTTTCATTCGATCTTGGACGCCAAGAACTCTTTCATCAAGAGGATCGCCCGAATGAGGATCTACTTCTACTGGTTCTTCTATTTTTCCATCGAAAAAATCTGTAAATTTTAACATATTAACCTTGTAAAGTTACTTCGTGTACTGATGCTTTACCTGTACCCGTGGTGGCTTTGATACCCATCTTATATGCTTTTCTCACTGTACCAGAAGTTTCGTTTGCTATTGAACTACCAGAAGATGCCACTGTGAATGCACTAGAATTTGTAACGGCAGTAACAACAGGTAACGTTCCACCTGAAACTGTATAAGAATTGTAATTTGTTGTATTTTCAAAAATAACAAGATCTCCAACAACAAACGCATGTGCAGTTCCATTATCTGGTTGATTTAATACAACCGTTGTTGAACCTGAACCAGGATCTGTGATGCTCGATATCTCACCTCTGATTGTATCTACTTTAATGTATGCAGGATCTCCGCTGAGAACTAATACATTATTTACATCAGCCACAACATCGGCGGCTTGACTTACAATATTAACATATGCATCAACAGTAGTTGCAACCCTTAATACGCTTGCATGACTCTTTGGTGCAAATGCTCCTGTAGATGCTGAACCCGTAGAAACAGATGCTACGTTTGCTAATGCAGTATAACTTACAGGTCTAAATGCGGTACTCATGTTTTATCCTTACTTTGTTGCAAATGATGCGACTTTCCAAAAACTGGTTTTACTTTCTACGAGATTATTTGCAAATTTTTCTTTATTGTAATCATTCAATTTCAAATATGTTTCGTAAATATTTTTTGAAATTCTTGGGTTCACAATAACCTCGTAGTCATCTCTTGTTCTAAATTTGAAAGATGTGTTTTCTTTTATACTTCTTTTGATAGCAGGTAAAATATCATCAAGACTATGCACTTCATTGAAGCCTGTTTCGTATGGGTCAGAATCATCATCAAATGCATTTTCTTGATCAGGATATTGCATTTCATATTCAAGATAATG